CCCGGAGGTCTAGGAGCCATAGCCCCCGGAACTATTATCAAAGATAATGTCGTAGAGATAGGTCTTTGGTTGTATTCTCCAGAGGAATCTAAAGCACTTACATACGAACAAGACCTAAAGCTTTACAGGATAAGTCAACAAGAAGATATTGTTATCCCTCCTCATGGTTACTCAATGACTCAGGGGTTCCATTCTTTTGATCATCCTGTTCGCATTGATTCATGGCAACCACATGGACACCTAAGAATGAATGCAGCAAGCTTTGAAATCTTTTATCCTGACACTGGAGTAACTGAGCAAATTAGTCAAGTATCTAACTGGAGTGCTACATGGCATCACAGTCATATATATGATCCAGACTTTGCACCTCTCCTACCAACAGGAGCAGTACTAGTTCTTAAACAGTGGTACGATAATACTGCCGAGAATCCTAATAACCCTGATCCTGATATGTGGGTTGTTGGTGGTAGTAGAACAGGCGATGAAATGACTCACGCTTGGATAGCCGTCACTCATCTTGATGAAGAAGGTTATCAAGAAATGTTAACGGAAAGAGATAACAGGAGATTAATAGCACAATGAGATATTTACTTATTGCTTTAGTTATAACTGGCTGTAGTAGTTTGCCTGAAAGGTCTGCTCAAGATTGGGCCATGCAAGATGCCAGAAACAAAGATATTTTTATGCGTAACATTCCAAGCAATCAAAATATTTTAAACTTGGGTGGCTGCGATAACATTAGTTATTGCAATGTAGACAGGAGGATGATGGCAGGACAATGAAAAAAATATTTATAATAACTTTATTATTATTTACAGGATGTTCTTTAAGCGAAGTGAGTATGCAGATGTCAGAGTATCCTGAGTGGAATTGGATGGATCAACAATTATATATGCAAAACGTAAGGATTTGCAGAGCTATGGATCACTGTGCTGCTGAAAATTTATTTAATAGATTTTAAATCTAAGGGAGGCAGTAATGATAGAAGTAACAGTAGCCATTGCTGCTGCCTCAAAAGCAATAACAGTAATAAAAAAGGGTCTTGCATTAGGTAGGGACACCCAAGAATTATCCTCTCAATTTGCACAGTTCTTTGATGCGAAAGACAAAATAGATAAAGCTAAAGCAGACTCAGAGCATACACCTCTAGGTAAAAAGGTGTTTGATTCTCAGTCTGTAGAAGCTTATGCGCTTGAGGTTGCACTAGCAGAACACAAAGCTAAAGAATTAGAAAAACAATTAAGAGAACTATTTGTATACTCCGGGCAAGGAGAAGTCTATTCATCTATGATGAGGGCTAGACAAAAAGAAAGACAAAGAAGACTACAGTTTGCTAGAAGACAAGCAGAACAAAAAAAGCTAATGTTAGATATAACTCTCATTGGCTCTTTAGTTTTAGTAGGAATAATTTTCTTAGGATTTATAGTTAAAACAGTAATGGGAATAGGGAGTTAATATGTTAGCACTTTACACGGAAGAACAACTGGGAGCAGCTTACCAGATATACGCGAGAACACACGCTAATAAAGAGTTAGCAATATTAGATTTTGAATCTTATAGGAAACTATTTGAAACTCAATATGTAGCTATGTCTCAACCAGATACAGTCTTTGATGGCGGTGAGAACACCCACTGATATGTCTCCAAAGAAATTAGAACTACAGTCTAAGTACGAGAAGTTTGATCTAAACAATGATGGCATCATCAGTGATGAAGAACTAGATCGGGCTAAAGAAATGGTAGACTTAGAACTGCGAGAAGAAAAGTCTGAAGCACAAAAGATGATGGCTTGGTTGGCTATTATTATTATGGTAGTAACTACAGTAGTTTTATTTACGCCCCTCATATCTGATAGTAGAGTAAACGCTCTGTCAGATTTGTTGGGGCTTTTTTATTTTTCTATGTGTGGAATTGTAGGTACATATATGGGGGCTACCGCATTCATGCACCACAAGACTACTAAATAATTGTTGTTAAATTCTTAACTTCTTTTTCTATATAATTGTGTAGCCCCTCTAGTTTAGAACATCCTTCTTTAACTATCTTTTTTATTATAGGTATCTCATAATCTGGAAATACTTTATCTATATCTTCTGTAGGTAAGTGTTTAAATTCAGATATAATATTTCCATCTCTAGCTAAAAAGATTCTAAAAGATACTAGATTCCCTTCCTCTTTGTTATCCATAACTTTACTCCTCTACTGCTACTCCTTTAAATTGGACGCTTTCAATACTGCCCTTTAGTCCACCCTTCATATAAGTAGTTGCTCGACCTTCAAAGAAGTTCTGATGCTCTACTCCTAGTACATCATCTATCCAATCAAGCGGGTTATCCTTCACCCCAAAGTTAGTTTTTAAACCTAGTTGTAATAGCCGTCTGTCTGCTATGTATCTAATATACTCTTTCATTTCAGCTTTAGTAAGCCCTTGTATATTACCCATCTTAAATACTAAATCTAAAAACTTATCTTCTAATTTAACCATATCTCTACAGACTTGATAGATTTCTTTCTTAAAATCATCTGTCCATAGGCTAATGTTTTCCTGCATAAACTCTCTGAATAACTTAGTCATTGCTTCAACATGAAGTGATTCATCACGGATACTGTAAGTAACTATTTGCCCCATGCCTTTCATCTTCCCAAAGCGGGGGAAGTTTAAAAGTATTGCAAAGCTACTGAACAACTGAAGCCCCTCAGTAAACGCTGAATAGATCGCTAAGTTTTTAGCAATAGATTCTTTATTATTTATTTTAAGAGGCGACCCACTTATATATTCATGCTTGTCTGCCATAGCTTCATACTCAGCAAATGCCTTATACTCAATCTCAGGCATTCCTACAGTATCTAACAGTAAGCTATAAGCGTGTTGATGTATTGACTCCATGTTAGCAAATGAAGACATCATCATTCTAGACTCAGGCTTTTTAAAGACCCTCATATATTTATCTATATATCCTGATGCTACATCTACATCTGACTGTGTAAACAATCTAAATATTTGTGTAAGTAAATTCTTTTCCGTGTCATCCATCTCTTGCCAATCTTTCACATCATTGTGAAGCGGAACATCTTCTGGCAACCATATCATTTGATTTTGTTGAACGTAATAATCAAACATCCACGGGTGATCAAAAGGTTTATAGTAATCTCTAGTTCCTAATAAGCTCATCTATCTCATACTCCCAATAGTCTATTATCATACCTTTAGGTATAACCATTATTGCATTAACGTACTCTTTGTCTTTGTCATTGTGGTACATATCGGTAGCTAATATTAACTCATTTTCATTGTCAGATACTAACCATCCAACAGTAGAACGAGACACAGCTTTTAATTTCTTAGCTTCAGATATTAAAACATCCTCAGTATCAATCCAAGCATCATCCCATTTTACTTCTATAATTTTACCCTTCACAACTTAGACATCCTTCTTCTTCTAAATTAATTTTAGGAATTTTTATATTAACATTCTCTGTATTACGAGCCGCATTAGATCGCAAGTAATATAAAGATTTAAGTTTATGTATTCCCGCCCAGTGTACATCATTTAGATACTGTAAGAAAACATCGTGGGTTTCTTGGTCAGCTTCTATTGATGGAGTTTTAAAAAATAAGTTTACGCTCTGGCTTTGGCAAACATATTTTTGTCGCATAGCAGCGTGTTCTATTATCCATATTTGATTTATCTCAGGGGCAGTCTTAAACATTTCTTTCTGTGAATCTGATAGTATATCTAAGTGCTGCACTGATCCTTCATGCGCTGCTATGTCCTTCCATATCTCATCACGTTTCTTTTTACTGGGTACAAGCTCAAGTAAAAGATCATCTAAGTATTTGTTCTTAACTTTAAAGCTGCCCGTTAAAGTTTTATGTGTATATACATTCGCTCTGTTAGGTTCTATAGAGGGGCTAGTACCGCCACATATAATAGAGCTAGAAGCATTAGGAGCTATAGCAAGTAAGTGTGCATTACGTTTACCGCTAC